CTGGTTGTGCTGGTGCAGGATTGTTAATAGCATGATATTGCGTAGTAATCTGCTCCGTAAGTTTAACTGTTGAAGTAACAATAGTTGACTTATGGAAAGTCCATTCGTTATCCTTTTTATCCCCTTCAATAAACTCCATAAATAGATAAGGAAAAGTCTGTACTTGAAGCTGACCATTTTGTTGATCTGGTTGTACATGTACAATAACTGGGTTATTGAGAGTCAAAGTTTCATCAGTTTGACCTGTCTCAACTCCAACAACGGTACGACCGACTTGGTCGACAATAGCAATGATTTCTTTTTGATCACTCATACAAATATATTATAACATATTACTTCTAAGTATCAACTGTGGATTTAATTTTTTTATTCTATAAATATCGATGAGTTTGACTTACTATGTCTAAAAGAACTATTTTTCTCCATTTACCGGCTTATAGAGATCCTGAATTAATACCTACTATTGAGGATGCTTTAGCTATGGCTCAATATCCGGAAAGAATTCATTTCGGTATTTTTAGACAGTATAATCCAGAAGATGGTTTTGATGACTTGACTGAGTATAAAGATGATCCTAGATTTAAAATTGAAGAGATTCACTACACTGAAGCTAAAGGTCTTCCTTATGCACGAGCGTTAATAAATGATACACTACTTACTGATGAAGATTTTGTATGTCAGTTGGATTCTCATCATAGGTTTACGGAAAATTGGGACACTACTTTAATTAATTGGTATGAAGAGTTAGTAGATGATGGTTATAACCCCGTTATAGGAGGTTACTCGCCTCTGTATAATCCCTTTAATGACCCTGAAGAAAGAGTGCAGGAACCCTGGATGTCTCAAGCAGCATGCTTTTATCCTTTCGGAACTATTTTTATACGTCCAGGTGCTGTACCTAATTGGCAAAATTTAAAAAAGCCATACCCAGCAAGATTTCTTAGTGGTCATTTTGCTTTCGGTTCTAATAAATGGGCTAGAGAGGTTAGACACGACCCTAACATATTTTTCGCTGGGGAAGAAATTAATTTAACAGTAAGAACGTTCACTAGCGGGTATGATTTATTTCATCCACATAGAGTAGTTATATGGCATGCTACTATGAGAGAAGAGCGTAGTGGTATGCTAGTTTGGGATGACCAACACAAGAGAGGCGATGATCAATGGTGGAAGGGTAATAATGTAGCACGTTCTAGAATAAGGCAGTTGTTAAGAGTAGAAAATAATGAGCATGATTTAGGTGATTATGATCTAGGAACTGTTCGTAGTTTAAATGAATATGAAAAATATGCAGGTATTAACTTTAAGCTTAAAGCCTTTCAACAACATACAATAGACCATAATTTTGCACCTAACCCTATTCAAAATAATTACGGGCTTACGAAATGGAAAGATACATTTATTAAATCACACTACAAATTAATTAATATAACAAGAGATATGCTCCCTGAAAATGATTACGAGAGTATATTAGTATCTTTTGATGATAAAAACGGTATCGGTATACATCAAGAATATATAAATGATCAACGATTAGATGATTTTATATCTAGGAATATCCCAATACATTGTGAAGAGATCTTTTATAGTAATAAAATACCCTTTAAGCTAGTATTTTGGGGCATGTCAAGCGAACGTGGATGGGCAGAACGAGTAGAGCAAATATTATGATAACCCAAGAGAATATATGTATTGTTACTACAGTCCATAATAAAAGATACATTAAACATTTTAAAACTAAATTACTTAAATCGTATATTAAGTTAGGTAGTAAGATACCAATACTAGTCTGTACCAATTGTGTAAAAGAGCTTGAAGAGATAACAATTAAATACCCACAAATTAAGCTTTTTGAAACAAATAATTTAAGAAGCTATGATACGAAAAACAAAAAATATGAAAATTTACTAGATGCAGATAAAAAACCTAAAACATATGCTAATTATCCATGGAACATACGAAGACATATTATTAGAAAAGGTTTTGAGGAGGGTTATACAGCAGTTTGGTGGTTAGATAGTGACGTATGTTTAAAATATTCAGATAATGATATACTAGATAAATTAAACCAATATAATGCGAACAACTCTATTATAGCTGAAGGATCAGTTTATGCTTACTCTAATAAAGATCTGCATTTAAGAGACGAAGTCGTAAAAGTTTATAATAATAAGAACTGGAATATAAATATAAACGATATATCCGGTTTTGACGGCCCATCAGCTTTTTATATAGGAAAAAAGAATTTCTTTTTTAATTTTATAAATAAGTGGTCAGCTATGACTACATATAGTTATAAAAATAATGTGCACTGCGGAAGGATACCAGATTCATTCATTATTAATATTATGTTTGTAGTAGCTCAAACGGGTATTAATATAATTAACACTGGTTATATTTTTTCCAAACCAAAACATAATCCAGATGATAGATACAACTAATATAACAGTAATCATAACAGGTCATAAAGTTTTAAATTATGATCAGTATTTTCAATACTTAATTCATAGTTTAGAAGGCTCTTTAGATAAAAGCAAATTTATTGTTTATTACGATAAAACCAGTTTTGAAGATAATGATAATTTAGATAGTATTGTTAATATATTAAAACTATATAATATATCTAACTATGAAGTAAAATTTTCACAAGGAGGTCTTTTAGCAATGTCTTACCACCTTTTAAAAGATGTCAAAACTCCTTACTTTTTATTTTTAGAACATGATTGGGTTTTTACAAAACTTCCTAACTGGGGAAAAATTGTTAATGCAATGAATAATAACAAGTTTGTTAAATGCATAAAATTTAAAAAAACTGGCAATATCCAACGTGATTTGTTTACAGATAGAGATAGTAAAAATAATATTATTAAACTAGAAACAGATCCACGGATAACAGAATGTAATTTAATATCTGTTGCATACTGGTCTAATAACCCTTTTGTTTGTACTTTGGAGCAGATGTTTGAGTGGTCTAAAATAATACATAATGAAGATTTTAAAAAACAAATGGATGAAGGTAATAATTTTGCATACGGTCCTCATGGTCTTGAGGTAGAATTAGGACGTCAATTTAATTTAGAGTTAGAAACTGAACTGTGGCAAGATTTAAAAGATAAATGGGGAATTTATATTTACGGAAATGTTGATATGAAGCCTATAATAGGACATACAGATGGTTCAAAGCGATGTATTGGGATGCATTACGGGATTTCCGAAAAAATAGGAACAGATTGGTTAACTAAAAATAAAAAACTATTAAAATGAACGAAATAAATAAAGAATTTAAAGAGATAAATGGTTGGTTTGGGTATAAGGGTGCAACAACTATGCAACTACCAGCCATTGAAGTACCATTTAAGAAATTATTTAACACAATAAAACCGCATCGTGTGTTAGAAATAGGTACCTCTTGTGGCGGTCTTACATTAATGTTGCGTGATATTTTAGATAATTTAGGATTAACGGAATGTGATTTACGTACGTATGACGTTAATCCGGATCACGATAGAACAATACTATTTAACAGTAATTTAAATTATGATTTCCGGCTCAAAAATCTGTTTAATCAACCTTACTCAGACTTATGTGAAGTAAATGGCCAGGAGGTAATTGATTATATTAATAAAGATGGTCCGATAATTATACTTTGCGACGGTGGTTGTAAAATAAATGAATTTAACATATTATCAAAGTTTTTAAAGACAGGGGATATAATTATGGCGCATGATTATGCTCCTACAGCAGAGTATTTTGAGTCATATAATAAAAATAAAATATGGAACTGGTGTGAAATATTTGATAAAGATGTAGCTGATGCGTGCAACGATAATAATTTAACACCATATATGGCAGATGAATTTTCAGCTGTTGTTTGGTTATGTCGTAAAAAAAGTTAGTATGAATAATCAAACAATAGTTACAGGTCTATGGAATATTAATAGACCTGGTCGAGATTTCAACCACTATATAGAGGCCTTTAAACGGTTTTTAGATATACCTCAAAATTTATTTATCTATATACCAAAGGAGTATGAATACTTAGTATGGGACAAACGATCTCCGGATAATACTCATGTACGTGTTTATGAGCTTGAAGATATAAAAAAGTTATATGATCCTTTTTGGAGTAGAACGCAAAAAATAAGACAAAGTGGTAAGTGGTTAGATCAAGTTAGTTGGTTGAAGGACTCACCGCAAGCAGTTTTAGAAATGTATAATCCTATTGTACAATCTAAAATGTTTATGCTAAATGATGCTTCTATTATGAACCCATTTGATACAGAATATCACTTCTGGGTTGATGCTGGTATAACAAATACTGTACCACATAGTCATGTAGCAGATGATAATTTATTAAATAATTTACCCGAGTATAGCGACCCTTTCCTGTTTTTAAGTTATCCATATATAGCGGATAAAGAGATACATGGGTTTAATTATGAAGCTATGAATAGAATAGCTGAGAATGAGGTTAAATATGTATGCAGAGGTGGGATTTTCGGCGGTCGAAAGCAAGCTATTAATAACGCTAACGCGACCTACTACTCGCTACTTGATCATACACTAGCACAAGACTTAATGGGTACAGAAGAGAGTATATTTACACTAATGTCATATATAGAGCCGAGTGTGTATAGGCGATATAAACTTGATGAAAATGGTCTGATTTTAAAATTCACTCAAGCTATAAAAGAAGGTACTGTAAAATTAAGTAAAGCTTCAGCGCCTATAGTCCGTCAAGTTGATGACGTAAACTACCAAGAGGTTAAAACTAACCTTTATATGTTAACGTTTAATTTTCCAGAACAAATCTTACATACAATTGAGTCAATGAAAAAAACTCCTGAGTTTTTGACTATACCTAATTTATTTTTACTAGACAATTCTACTGATTATACTGCTAAGATTAAAAATCAAGAAATCGCAAAAGAATATAACTTTACCTATATTGATTTAGGTAGTAACACTGGTATATGCGGAGGTAGACAAGCTGCTGCGGACCATTTTGATAAATCGGAGGCTGACTTTATGTTTTTCTTTGAGGATGATATGACATCTAATCCTCCAGAATTAGAAGGACAATTTTGTAGAAATGGTTTTAGAAAATATATACCCAACCTCTATAATATAGTGCATAAAATAATGCTAGAGAAAAATTTTGATTTTTTAAAGCTCTCTTTTACAGAAGTTTACTTTGATAATGATAAGCAATGTTCATGGTATAATGTACCACAAAATATACGTTCAAGAGATTGGCCAGACTACGATAAACTACCTATAACCGGTCTTGATCCTAATTGCCCAAGAACAAAATTTAATCATATATACACTAAAGATGATTTATCATATATAAGTGGAGAAGTTTACTACGCTAACTGGCCTATGATAGTAAGTAAAGAGGGTAATAAAAAGATGTTTATTGATACCAAATGGGCTCATCCTTTTGAACAAACGTGGATGTCTCATATGTATCAATTAACTAAAGAAGATAAATTAAAGCCTGCCGTATTATTAGCTTCACCTATTTGGCATGACCGTATCAAGTATTATGAACCTGATGAAAGACGGGAAAATTAAATTTACTTTATATTAACAGCTCTGGTAATTTATTAAAACCGTAATAAGTATATGTATGAAAAATGCCTATATTAATGGTTCTATTTTTGTGCAAATAGCTGCCTATAGGGATAAAGAGTTACTACCAACGTTAAGAGATCTACTATCTAAAGCTGATAAGCCAAAATTATTACATATTTGTATTTGCTGGCAACATTCGGAAGATGATAGTTGGGATAATTTAGATGAATATATTAATGATGATAGATTTACTATTATTGATATAAACTATAAAGATTCAAAAGGGGCTTGTTGGGCTAGACACCTTATTCAACAACAATATACTAAAGAAAAGTTTACCTTTCAATTGGATTCACATCACCGGTTCGTCGAGAGTTGGGATACAAAGCTTAAAAATATGTATGCTGGGCTACAACTTAACGGTTCTCCAAAACCGTTAATTACTAGTTACCTACCAGCATATGATATTGAAACTAGTAAGCCTATAAATTTAGATCCGTGGATGCTTTCATATAACTATTTCGCAAATGATGGGCCGTTACATACAATCCCGGAAGCTATACCTAATTGGAATGGACTAGGTGGTCCTGTTAAGGGTAGATTCTACTCAGCCCATTTCGCATTTACAGATGGTAAGTTTAGTGAAACTGTTCAACATGATCCAGAAATGTATTTTCATGGTGAGGAAATAAGTATAGCTGTACGAGCATTTACACACGGGTATGATATATATCACCCTCATCAATTAATAGCATGGCATCATTATGGCAGAAAAGCCGCTACTAAACACTGGGATGATAGTAAAACGTGGGAGCAGTATAATCACAAGTCTTATAAACGAGTACGTAAATTATTCGGCATTAACAATGAAAAGTTTAAACCAAAAGAAAATAAATACGGTTTCGGTAAAGTAAGAAGTTTATATGAGTATGAACGATATGCAGGTGTTAGATTTAGAGATCAGAAAATTCAACAATTTACTCTAGATAGATCACACCCTCCTAATCCTGAATATACTAATAAGCTAGAATATGATAATTCCTTCATTAAGCAATTTAAGCATTGCATAGATTTAGCATACGATCAAGTACCTCACGATGATTATATATTCTGGGCTGTATCTTTCTTCAATGATAAAGACGAAGAAGTATATAGACAGGATGCAGATCCAGAAGAAATTGAAAAATTAAAATCAGATATAGATGGTTATTGTAAACTTTGGAGATGGTTTGCTACCGACGAAAAAATTACTAAATGGCGTGTTTGGCCTCAGAGTAAAGAGAACGGCTTTGCTGACCCAATAGAAGGTAATATTTAAACGTTAATTTTCTCAAGCTCTTCCTGAGCTTTCTCTAAAGCTTCTTTTGCTTGACTTGATAAGTATGTAGATTTACCACTAGCATGTTTTAATGCACTAGACAGGTGTAGAATAGCGCGGCGCGCCGCTTCAATCTGTGGCGAACCTATTTGTCCATCGCCGACATCCGTACCTGAAACGGTGCCTTTAATTAATTGAAGGAAATAAACAGTACTTGCTAGTTTACCTCTGTTAAATGCTGGGTGCGCTTTAGGGGTATTATCGTCTGCTGGGTTATCTAGATAGCTTTCACTCATACTCTTATTTAATACCTTATGTGAATAAATCAAATAGTTCGGTTTGAACATTTTCGGAAGGTTTCCGTATCGACCACCCTACACTATCATAAAAGCGAGCAATCGACTGAAAGAGAATCTTATCAAACATCTTTTCATAGTCAATCTTGAATAGTTCATTAAACTCTTCCGGCCAATCATACTTGAATCCCATAGACTGAAGGCCATACTTATTAGGAGTTTCAATATACATAAACCGAACTTTATCACCTGAACTAATACTTTCATACTTGTTACCGGTTCCAAGTTTTTCAAGTATTTGGTTATAGTAGTAAGCTGACTTGGCATGCACCGGCATACCTTTTACTGTTTGCCATTCACGGCATTGTACTGCGTGCTTTTCATAACCCTTAATACCCATCACGAAAGCAATATCAGCAGGTCCTAGAGTTTTGAAAGTATCATACGCTTCGTTGAAGATCTTATTAGTCTTACCCAAGTCCTGTGTAGTAAGCATAGTCTCAATAATACCCTTCGCATAAGGCTTAATAGCATTAGGCATGGTAGTACGAACAACTTCAACACCAGTATACTTAAACTTATTCTCTTTGATACCCTCATCATCAAGGATATGCATAACATAACGCTTCTTCTGAAGAAAAGTAGCAACATCAGCAATCATCTCCCGCTTAAATACAAATCGTGGATCATTAGTTAAGAGAGCTTTCTTAGCCCAACTAGTAATACCATCATTAAGATAGTCTTCAATCTCTTGAATCTTATCGTAAGTCTCTTGATGAACCAACATATCTTCTTTCGACTCCCAAAACTTAACACCATTCTCAATCAACGGTGAAATGGATATATAAGATGAGTCTGTATCGTTGTAGACGATACACTCTTCGAGATTATGATCTGATATATTATCAGAACCTACTTCATTACGAATAAAGTTCTTAAGTAACTCGTTCGAATATTTAATAACAGCTTGACCCGTTAGAGTAACACTCGCAGCAATATCATCATCCCCGATAGGAGCATTTTTGTTACCCATATAACCATAACAAGAGTTAATTAGAATCTTAATAACCATTTGCTGGGTATTAAGACGTTCAACTTCATACTTAAGATCAATGTTATTTGGATCCTTTTTAAGCTTCTTCTGGTTAGTAAACAGCCCTTTCTTAATCTCTACACGCTGGTTGTAATAGTACTCAAGGAACTCAGGAATAATACCTTGCTTCTTCTGACTGAATAAGAACCCAGCCTTAGATAGAGCGCACTCTTCATCTTTCAAGAACTTAACAAAGTCCCTCTTACTAAGCTTAAACAGTCTACCTGAGGTATGTTGAATAGTAATCTCTTTACCATCATTTTTCTCAATCTTACCCACTTTAGTTTCAGGTGAAGTATTAAGTGAAATCATCACGTTAGGATATAGAGAGTTAGCATCGAAAGATATAACATTCTCTTTGAAACCACGCTTAGGTTCAGCAACATACGCACCTGGGTTCTTATGATCTTTGTTACCGTTACGAACAAACGTTGAGATAACCTCACCACGCTTACGAGCTCTGACAGTTAGCGCACCATTAATAACACCAATCGTACCCATAGCACCTTCTAGTGTAGTAAGACCTACATATGATAACATACGTAGTAGGGGAATATACTGAAGTTTCTCTTCTAGCTTAACTAGAAGGTTAACATCTTGAACGTTATAGTCAATAAACTTATTCCAATCCTGATCAGCAAGTTCATGAAGAGCTAAGCCTTCATAATCAATCTTTTTCTGACCTAGCTCAAGTTCTCCTATGGCATCCAATTTATATGACTCCCGTAACTTAAGACAGAACCGTTTATATACATCAAGATAGTCAAGATTAGCAACACCATCAAAGTAGTACCGCTTCTGCTCACGGCCGAATGTACCCATACGCATTCTAAAGTATACATTCCTCAAGGGGGAAAGTCGATCTACATACTCTTGACCAAGTATACGCTCCATTCGATTAACAATATACGGAATATCAAATCCTTCAGAGTTCCAACCACTAATGATATCCGGATGCTGCATTTCAATATATTTAAGAAAAGCAAGAAACATCTCACGCTCACTTTTACAGTAATGGTATACCATATCTTCACGACCTTCACCGGTATACTCGTGAATACCAAACGTATTGAACTTTTTACTAAAATTATCCCAACATGTTATAACATTACAAACATGAGTAGGGTCATCTATATCAGGAAAGCTATCTACAGAATAAGTCTCAATATCAATAAAGCAATACTTAATAGGATTAGTATTAAACTCAGGCTTTTCATTCTCTTCCCAATACATATCTAAGAGAAACTGCTGAGCTGGAGGTGAGTTCTCAAATACCCTCTTAACTCCGGAATCTTGAAGAAACTTATACCGGTTATACCCTGTGTTAAATGAACGTTTCTTTACCTTAGTTCCAAAGATAGACGTCTTATCACCTCTCGGATCCTCTGTATATAGATACGGTTCGAAAGAACACTCACGCCGGATACGGTCACCATGCTCATTCCAACCAAATAGAGTTACTGTACCTTCTCGACCATTATAGACAACATTTCTATACATCGAGTTAATTATAACATAGTTCCTTTACGGGTTCCACTGTTTAAGGTACTTTCGTTCTGGTGAACCATACGGTGTGGTGAGAGCCTCCATATGTGATCCGATATTTTCTGGATTCTCTAAAAACCTCTTAACCCCTATTTCACGAAGCATACTAATGTTTTGGAAGTACCTCTTTCGATTTTTCCAATTTAGAATCCATTCAATCTTTTCTTCAAACTCTTCCGGTGTATTAAACTTAAGATCATCTGGTGCATTAGAGTATGTATGCATATCTTGACATAAGCATGGTATACCTAATGTACATGCCTCAATAAATTTAATATCAGATTTTGAATTGTTAAAGTTATTTTGTGTTAATGGTGCTACCATTAACTGCGGGTCTAAATTAGCAATAAATTGCGGATATTCTAGCAACGATCTCCACGGGTAGAACTCTAGCTTACCTGACTTAACTAAATCTTGCAATGGTGGTGGGTAAGCACCTACAAAAATCCACTTATACTTATCTGCTGTCTTACGAATAATATGATTAACAGCAGACATATCATCTTTACCTCCTGTCTTGTTGTCTACATCATAATGAGCTCCTGAACCTGTATACAAAATACGTGGTTTACCTTTATTCTTCTCAAATGCAGTTTGTACCCTACCTCGATTAAACAAATACCCCATCCAACTGTATGGTACAAAGTTTGGTATTACTGTGACTTTCTGATTTGTAAGTTTAGATTGAAACAACTTACGCATGAAGTCGCATGTTAGTGTAATTTCATCACACAAATCCATAATACTAACAACACTCTCTCTTACTTCCTTAGTATCGAATGCAAATTTAAATTTATTATAATCTGGAATTTCTTCTCTGAACACTACGTCATCGACTTCGTAAATAATTTTAAAGTCGTAATCTTGTTGTATCTTTTTAAGATGCTTTACAAACTCAAATTGAGCTTTAGAAGCTTGACGTTGTAATTTTACAGCCTTTACACCTTGATACCATCTTGGCTCAGCAACCATAGCAGTAATTGATTGACTTAACCCACGTTGTGTCATGTTAATAATCTGCTCCGGCCATAAGACACGCCAGTGACCACAACCTGAATAATCTGCTAAATAATTAACAAATCTTGGCATTGATTCTTCACGTGGCTTTTGTGGCTTAGGTGCCTGTATTGGAGTAGTTCCAAACGGTTGTGATAAAGGTGAAGAAAAAGGTTTTGGAAATGGTGATGATATTAACATTATATTTAATTATTCTATAGTTCAGTATAAGCCACTCTACGTGAAATGCCATTCTCCTTTTCAATGTAAATTACTTCACCAGTGACTGCTTTGATAGACTCTTTACGATGTGATATAACTATGGAGCATTCATCTAACTCTTCTGTACGTTCTTGTAGTATCTGTGTAACTAATTCAATACCTTTTTCATCGAATGATGAATCGAACAATTCGTCATAAATAGCTAGATTATACTTAACACCTCCTTGCATACGCCTCATATCAGAGAAGGTAAATAAACAAGCCAAGTCGATAGACTTGCGTTCTGCTCCGGAGAAATTAAAATATGAACAAATTTTATTTTTTTCATTTGTAATTTCTTCTTCAAAGTATTCATTAAATAGACATATAGAGTTAGAATCAAGCTTACGTAAATATGTTAACAATTTATTGTTAAGTAATTCTAGAAGTTTATTAACAATGAACGATTTAACACCTTCTTCAGAAACTACATATTTAACAATATCCAACTTAGAAAGATCTTTTCGGAAGCTCTCTACTTTATATTCAGTATCTTTTAACCGGGTTTCAGACTCAATAATAAGATTGTCAAAATCCGTCTCAGTACTTCCAACTGATTTCAAATCTACTTCTAGTTCCTCTAACCAATCATCTAGCTGATTAATACGCTGCTGTATACTTTCGCGTTTCTGATTAGCTAACTTAGCTTCAGATAGTTTATTATTGTTATTCTGAATAATTTGCATGCACTTAGATTTAGCTTCTTTAGCTTTATCTAAACCTTCACTAAGTAATTTAATATCATCTCCAAATTTAATAAGTTTACTTCTAAGAATAGACTTTTCATTTTCCATATATTCTACATCATGGTCAGCCATAGGACGTAAACATACAGGACACTCAGCTTCATCTGTACCAATTTTACTGTATGCAGATTTGCTATGTGATAATTCAGCTTTTTTAGTACTTACCTCAACAGTCTTTTCATTAATTTTTTCTTCAACAGTAACTAATGTATTAGTATAGTGCTCAATACGTTCTTCTATCTTTGATGTATCTTCATCTTCAAACTCTTTAAGCCTAGTATTAAGTCTCTCTTTCTCAATAATGTTATTATCTTTACGTTCAGCATATACTAGCTTTTTCTCATCCCTCCTAGTCAATGCTGCCTCTTTTTGTTTAACATAATTATTGTTTTGATTCTTAACTTCTATCAATGTAGCTTGTACAATATCATGATCACGTTTTAGATCATTATATTCAACTCGAAGTTGAGCTAACATCTGACTAAATACTTCCATACCAAATATGTCCTCGATAAACTTACGTTTTTCAATTTTACTCTTTGCCATAAACGGAACAGCATTATTAACTGTCATAATAACACAATTTTGGAATATAGACGGAGTGGCACTTGTTACATCACATATAAACTTATTGGTATTAGCAATACTATCCCGTGTAATATCTACACCATCTTTAAAAATTAAAACTTTTGACGGATTAAGGTGACGTATAACTGTATACTTATTTGTTTCTTTTGCAGTAACTACTTCAAAGTCCAACTCAACATGTGTCTTACCTCCAGTGATATTATTAGGTATGAGATCCTTTTTAAGCTCACGTAATGTATCTCCAAATATAGCAAAGTAAATAGAATCCGCAATGGTACTTTTACCAATAGCATTACGTCTATCTGGTTTATCTTTGTTTATACCAGTAATTACGTGTAGACCTTTATTAAAGTCGACCACAACGGGCTCTTCCCCTACTGATAAAAAATGCTGTACAGCAACTCGTTTAAAATTAACCTGTTTCATCGTTTGCAACGTTCGTATAAACCTAACGTGTATTCAATTATAGCCTTTGAATCATTTAAATCCATAGTACCAATAAATTCTTCAATAGCTTGCTCAACATCTACTCCAGATAGATCTTCAATATCTTCACGATTATCAAGTATTCGATTAAAGTTAATATCATAATCAACAAGAAATTGCTCTGGTTGTAATTTATTAAAAACTGAAGTAAGTATATCCATATCTTCCTGAGATATGTTCTTATCTACCTTCAATTTAACTATGTTATTATTTATTTTATTTTTAACTATAGGTGTAATATCACCTTCTTCAACCAATTCACTTAA